TCAGGTTCTATTTTATTGATATGTTTTAATTTATAATCTGCATATAGTTCCGCTTCTTCTTCAATAGTTTTTACTAACTTATTACTTTTATTTTCAATTACTTCAGCTTTAAGATAAATTTGACCTTCTTTAGTTTCTATACTATTTATTTTATATTTAGTATTTCTAGCTAATAAAACCTCTCTCTGTGGATCATCTTCAAAGTCCAAGAAATGTAGATTTTTACCTTTTGTGCCTTTAGGAGTTTTCAGTTCTAAGACTATAGGTTTATCACTACCGCTAAAATCTCCCCAATCCAAAGCTATTCTTTTCTCAGTTGTAGTACTCATAAAGCCTTTTTCAACAATTTCTTTGCCCTTAACACTATTTATAAGTTCTAAAGCTTTTTTGTTATCATCCCCGTATATCAATTGACTTTTTAAATCATCAAATTCAATGTCGGTTATATTCCCAAAAACCGCTTTAGCATCTACTGAACGATAAAGAGTGGTTTCTTTTATATCGTTTTTTAAAGCATAATCCATTATACTTAAGTATTCTTTTTCATCTTCTGTTAAATTCCCAAATTCAGTAGGATTTCTTAAATAGCTATTTATCCACATTCCATCGCCTGAAACATAGTTCTCTAATGCATTATTTATTTGTTCTGTTGTGTATTTAACTTCTTCTGTATCTACGTCATCATTAGTTACTAAAGCTTGTAATTCCTCTTCAGTTTCATAGTCCCAACCTTCCAATACATCAGATAAAAATGACCTGCAGTAAGGATGAAGAGGCGGAGCATTAACACCAATTTTTATATCATCAATCAGTATAACTTTTTGATTATGCTCTCTACATATCTTCGATGTTCTTTTATCTAAATTAGCTTGAAATTTCTTTGCTTTTATCCCTCTTTGTTTAGAGCTTTCTAGGTCTGCACTATTTACCATGTATGACGTTTCAGTTCTTATGAGCCTATTTGCTGCATATCTTCCTAAGTTAGTATGATACTCTAACTCATCAGCTATCTGTTTATTAGACTTACCACTTGCAAAAGATTGTAGCAAGTTAGACTCTAAACTCTTTGCTAAAACATCTTGATTATGCCAAACCCTTTTAGAGAAATTAGATCCAGCCCATTCATGATTAAGTACTTCATCTAAATATTTTTTACTAACTTTAGCACCGCCTAAATCATTTAAAACAGAGGAATAAACATTCTTTAAATGCTTGCCCCCTAAATTTAGTTGTGTATCTACTTGCTTTAGTTTCTCTATTTCAATAGCTTTTGCTAAAGCCTCTTTACGTTGTATTCTATATGAAGCGGAATTCTCTTTTATAAGCCTTTTTGCTTCTGCCTTAACTCTTTTGTCTTTTGTGGTATTGTAAATTTGTAATAACTCTTTGTATCTATCATAGTCTATCTTTTCTGTTAGACTACTTCCATCTGATATATGGTCTATTTCTTTTTTTAAACGTTCCAAGCTATCATCATAAGCCTTATTAACCTTAGTCATACATTTAGTAGCTTTATCGTGCATTTTTTTCATTCTACGTTCAGAACGTTCTTCAAAGTAACTACTACTCTTCATCTTCTTGACCTATTTCATAACCTCCAAAAGACTGTTGAGCTATTTTTAAATTATTTTGTTTTTGCTCTTCAACTCTTTCAATCTCGTTATCCACATCTTCAACGAACGGAAGTAGAGAGAGTAGAGTTTTTTGAGAAACAACATTGTTTAGATAAGTTATAAGTTGTGCAATTTCCAACTCATTTACAGGTAGAGACCTTATAAAAGTCATCTCTATATTATCAATATCAGTTCTAATCATTTTTATATTTAAAATATTAGCGTATAGCTTTATTCTTTCTTTTAAGCCTATTCTATAATATTCTTCTTTAGTTTGTGCCAATTGTTCAAGTCCAAGTAACTTATATTTCATAGCAACACCGGAGGAGTTACCTGCAAAGTTTTCATCCGTTAAATTTGGAACCTTACTAATTTTGTGAATGTCTTCAATGATAGATTTCTTTAAAAGTTCAACATCCGCTTCGTGAAAAGTCTTTGAAAGATACTCTACTTTGTCCCCTTCAGATAATTCAAGTAATCCAAGTCTCTTTAACTCTCTTGCTGTCTTTAGTTTCTCTTCTGAGTTGTCTCCTGCTAATGTTCCGTATAGAACCAACAAAGAGTCAACATATTGCTCTTTGTCATTCACTCTGTCTGACTGTAATAAATTATAAGCATTGATAAGACTTACAACACTTTCAAAGTCTCCCTTTTGATTGACCTTATTCCAGTATTCAATCATTGATACTTGATTAAATATATTAATTTCTGTGTCGATTAGAGTTATATTTTCATTTTTGTAATCATAAATATATACAATTTCATCAGTTATAACCTTTAAAACCTCTCCAATTTCTCGGTTATTTTCATCTCTTTTCTTGATTCTATGAACACCAAGCAAAGTGTTTTCTTCAACTGTATCATCCACAATTAAAAAAGCTGTTCGTGGGTCTAGGTTAGTTGACTTTGTATTACCTTCTTTGTCTTGATATACATACTCAATACCTATTCCAAAAATTGACAAATCCCTAGCAAGTTCTGTATCAACTTGAGTTATATTCGCTTTCCTAAAAGCCTGTAATAGTGAATCATCATCTGTTCTCTCATCTTCTTCAGGGAAAGTATATTTAATAGGATTTCCCATGAAGTAAGCAGTTGCAAAGTCTGTTATATACTCTGCGTGATTAATCATTAATTTATTGTTTGCTAAGTCTGTTTGTGTCTTGCTACGTTTTAAAATCTCATGTTTTCCATCGTATAAGTCCTTAAGTGTAGTAAACCTCTCAATGGATGCTGAATGCTCTTTTAAACACGAAATAAGAGCTTTTTCATTGATACTCTTATCTTCGTTAAAAATTATATCTTCACTTCGTTTTATCATTAATTCCTCCTATAAACCTAAAAATATGTTTTTATTATTAACTTTAATTTTTGAATTTTTCATATCATCTTCAAAGGCGTATCTAGTCGAGTCAATGGTATGATTGTCTATATCCATTAATCTAGATTTAACATTTCCGTCCCTGTCTGTTTCATAATCTATATTTTCAAATTCTCTTGCTATATTCGGCGTTCTATTTGGGTCAATAATAATCTCATCTAAATCATCAAGCCAACGTTCTCCAAACTCTACACTGTCAGGACCTTTTTTAGCTTTTTTGGTTCTGATACCTAAATCTTTCAATTCGTCTATGCTTTTAGGTTCTGCACTATCACAAACAGTAGAAATGAAATTATATTTTTTATTTATCAACCATTCTGCTAATTTTCTATTACTTATTTTCAATCCATAAAATTCATCTAAAGCATAAATTTTTCTTTTTTTCTTATCATAATGCCACCTAACAAAGGCATTAGGGTCATTAGCATAACCAAAGTCATTGCCTTGACGAATATTGTCAAATAGCTTTATTTCGTCATCAGTAATTTTTCTGAATACTAAATTTTCAAACGGTGCAACCCCACTTCCAACCGCTTCACCTAAATATTCCCAATCATATCTTCTAGTTGATTTTTTTTTCGTTTCTTCTGCCTCTTGTATAAACTGTTTTGATATAAAAGGATTATCTAAATATGTTGAGTGATGAACATAAGTGTTTTTTGGCAATGATACTGTATTATATTTTTTATTAACCCAATTTTGTTTTCTTTTTGGTGGGTTATAAGAATAAAAAAACTTATAAAAAAGACCATCTGCTAACTCTCCTCTTAACAATGAGTTAGTTATGGTCTTTACTTCATCTTCACTTCTAAATTCTGCAAGTTCTTCTATCCAACAGATAGCAAAAGGAAATTTGCTATCTTTTAGAGATTTTATTCTATCCGGATTCTGTGTTCCTCTAAAAATAATATAGTTTCCTCTTGGTTTATATGTAATTCTAAGAGGAGACTTGTTGATTTTAAATAAATGAGATACTTTCTGCTCGTCTATTGCCCATTTTATTTGTTCATAAACAGATTGCTCCAAAGTGTTATCAACTTTACGAATACACACTGCATTTACTGAATACCTCATTATTAGTTGAACTATAATATGTGCAATATCGCTTGATTTCCCGCTACCCCTTCCCCCTTTGCAAATAATATGCAATATTTCAGGGTCTAAAGTTTTCTTCCACACTTCGTGAAATTTTGCAGGTAATAAATCAGATAATTTTATTAGTGTCATTCTATATCATCTACAAACTGTACCGAACCTGTATGTTCTATTTCTTGTTTATCAGTCCACAATCCTAAATGCTTTCCTAACAGTTCTAAAGTCGCCTTTTTATCGTAAAATTTTATTTCTCTCTCAGTTCCATATTCTCCAGGCTTTATCTTAATTGATTGAATTGCTGCTAAATCATCACTGGTTGCGGTCGGTTTGATTCTTCCTGTTTCAAAATCAATCACATCTTCAATTTTTACAAATGCAAGTTTTCCTAACTCTTGTAAAACTCTGTCAGCATTCATCCCTACACGTTTTGAACGTTCTGCCATCCTTTTATCAATTTCAATTCTAATGTTGAGTTTTGCTAAGTTTTGACTTGCAATATCCTTTGCGGTTTTAGGTGAATATCCTGCCCTTATTGCTGCCTGAGTAGCATTAAGGTCAACAAGATATTCATCAATAAACATTTTTTGTTTAAGCGTTAACGCCATTCTCATCAGCCCCTTTCCACATCGACACTTCCTAATAATACAAAAACGGATATAATTCTATATCCGTTCTTGCTTACAAATATATTATTTAAAAGGAGGTGCCCAATGCACTAATTTCACAATATCATTATAACACGTTTTTTAGTGTTTTTACTGACATCATTTTGACATTTCATAGTTTTACTTAACAATCTATTTTACCATATTGAAAACATAGCATTTTATAAATTGCTGTATTAATAATTCTATAAACTTGTCTTTCTTCATAATGCATAATATTGCTTAATTTAACTATATTTGTATTTTTAAAGTAAAACTCTTCAATGGCGATTTTTTCGTTTTTTTCAAGAATTTCAAAAGCTTTAGTAATTGTTGAATAAGTAAATTTATTAATTTTAAGTTGTTTTTCTAAAGCAACTGACTTTGCTAAATAGTTATACATTTTATCTTCTGTAGTATTGTAATCACTACCACCACAATTGAAACTTTCTGATGAAAAACCTTTTGGATCTAGTATACTTTTTAAAACCTCTATTTCATCTTGAATTCTAATAATTGAATTTTCAATATTTTTATAATTTTTTAATTGATTTTTAAAATCTTCTAAAAATGGATTTTTCATTCATTCCTCCTAAAATGCCCCTGTACTACCAAAACCACCTGTGCCTCTATCAGTATCGTTAATGATATTGTCCGTTTGCTCCAAAACCACCTCTGTTTTTTTGTAAAAAACTATTTGAGCAATTTTTTGTCCTGCTTCAAATTCTACTCCGTGTTGGTTTAAATTTTGCATTACGACTTGTACCTCTCCTCTATAATCGCTATCAACTGTGCCAAAATGTACTAGAACACCTTGTGCACTAATTGAGCTTTTAGGTCTGACTTGTGCTTCAATATGTTTATCTAATTCAAGATATAGACTTGTTGGTATTAGTTTTGTTTGATTAGGTAGTAGCTTAAAAGGTCTAGTAGTTTTTAAATCATATCCACTATCTGTATCGTGTCCTTTAATCAAATCATAATCGCATTTATATTTCATTGTTTTCATCTCCTAAAATCCATTTTGTTCATCAACTAAAATGTAAAACTGATACACTTTTTTTAATTGATTACATCTATACATTTCGTTTTCAAGTTCATTAAAAGTTTTTGTGTGCTCATCTAAAATTTTTATAGTAAAAATTTTATCGAGCTTTTCCAAGAAAGTGTGTTTGCCGTCTGTATATTGAATAAACGGATACTTATACTCCCCTTTTTTTATTTTATTCAAAGTTTCTAAACTCATATAAACATGAACTGATACATTATTACTATTATCAAAAAATAAAATTACATATTTCATTATATTTTTTTCTTCGTTCATTATCTCAACAACTCCTTATTTTCATATATGTTTCCTGCTATAACTATATCTTCAACATTTTTTAAAAACAAATATTTTGGAGGCATTAACATATCGCAAAATCTTTCTATTATTTCAAGTTTTGTAGCTGTTGTTTCTTCATCAAAAACAACTTTACATAAAGAATAATAAACTTTGTGTTCTTCCCTATCTTCAACATAAATTTTTACAATATCGCCTATAAA